ACCCTCTGGCGTTCCAGGACCGTATCCCAGATAGCCAACCTCTCCTTTGAGACCTCGGTGACTTCCCCTATTTCCACCATAGTTATCTCTCCCTCTTCTACTGGTATTTTGCCGGAGCCTATGCAGGTCTTTCCTCTTTTGGTTACCCGGTGCAGGTATAGTTTCCCGGTGCTTGGTCGTACTCCCTTCTCCTTGTTACATACCGGACATATCCCTTTAGCCATCACTTCTCTCCAGACTCTCTATGATCCTCTTGCTCTTTCCTGGTCCTACCTTATCCAGCTTCTCCCATCTGGACTCATCAGCGTTCACCATCTCCCGGACAGACCCGAACTCCATCTCGGCCCTGCCGCTCAACTCCCAGCCTACCCCAGGTAATTCCTTGGCTACCCTTCTTACCAGGGAGGGCTTGCCGTTAAGTGGCACCACCGGGACGGGTGCGGAATAAAATCCTTCCAATGCCGTGTGGGATTCCGGTGGCTTCTGGAACATATGGTAGAGGTTTATCACCCTATGAGCCGTCTCTTTCGGGTGACCCGATCTGAACACACTGACCCCGCTGTAGTAATCTAACTGTAGGAGGTAGGAATCCATCCGGTGGTATTCCATATTGGTGCTCTTCCACACGGTCCCTCTCCGGTACTCCACCATCCCGTCTTTACTCTCCCGGTATATATCCTCCACCACCAGGAAGATAAACTTGAACCCTCTTTCTCTAGCCTCCCGTACCTGGTTCAGATGCCGTTTATCATTTATGCACTGGATCAGATCGGGGACCTTCTTCCGCTCACCCAGGATATCTATCGGCTCACCACCCACCCACAACCCCTCAAATATAAAATCCCCTGCTGGTATTGGAGCGGTTATGGCTATCCCACCGAAATATCTGAGCAAGTCCTGGTCATTGGCTGCTGTTGTTAGTAGTATCAAGCAGCCTCGCAGTTAGGGCTTCCAGGCTCTCTCTGCCCCCATGCACCAGCCCTATGAGGTGTTGGAAATCCAGCGTACCATTCTCCAGCCACGTCCCGATGACGGATGCGTTCTGTCGGCACTCGTTCACATAGCCGGTATATCTATCCTGGGGTTGCTCCTCGGTCTGGGTGTATCTCTGTAGCCTCAAGACACACTGCATATCCCATTTGTGGTCTTCCCAGCCTTTGACCTCCAGATCCTTGGACTCCCAGGCTCTCCCCATCTTGTGGACGAAGCACCCGTTCAACCCGGCACCCTCCACCAGCCTGGTGATCTCTTTCATGTCCTGATAGACCACCCCGTATTCCCTGGGTAGAACCTGGGCCAGTCTCCCGCCGAAGTGGGCCATCCTCGCCAACTCATAGGTCTCGGTGAAGGTATCAAACACCACCGTCCCACCAGTCCCGAACAACTCCGTGCAGGTCACCTCCACCGCAGTCAGGAACTCATCCCAGACCTCCTGCTGGTTACCCCGGTGGAAATATACTTTATATGTATATATCTCCTTGCCGGTGGCGGCTATCGGTTCGATTATCCCCTCGTCCCCGGTCTCAAACTTGAAATAGAATATAGGGTCCGGAGCACTCAAGACAAACGTGGTCTTCCCGTGTCCCTTCTCTCCGTTGACCCCACACAAGAGCCGACTGGGGACTTCAGTTTTCGCCGGGGTCCATATCTCTTTCAATGAATCACTTAGAGGCATCTACATACTCCTTCATATTTACCAGCATCTTCCAGTTCTCTTCCAACTCCAGCCTGGAGAACCTCATCTTATACAGCACATACTCCGCGTTTGGTGGCCTGGTGCTGATGTTCAAGATAGGCATCCATAACTCCTCCACTCCCAGCATCCAGCAATAACTTTTTCCCTGATACATATATCTCTTGTTGTCCCTGGGATTGGAGGCGGGGGAGAATCGGCACTTCACTTCAACCACACACTTGGGGATCACCATCCCATGTTCTAGGTCACAGACACTGCCATCCAGTGACCCGATGATCCCGTCCAACTCCAGCACCTGTGGACCCGATGGCACCAACCCTACATCTAACGCAGCTTTCGCCACATCCACCCTGACCACCGACTCCCATATCCTCCCCATCGCCATGATGTTGTGTACGTTCTGGGGGAGGGAGGCGAAATCCCCCCTCTTATCCCCAAGGACCCTGGCAATCAGGTCCGTGACGTGGGCTTTATCCGTGGCCCTCTCTCCCGGAGGATCAAGGACCTCGGACAATCCCATCAGAGAGCGATCCTCTCTTATATCAGGCAAGGACGAATTCCTCACCGTTGAGGGTGACCCCGTTGCCAGCCAGGAACGCCGTGAACTCCGCAGAGACTACCGCCTCCATAGCCACGACCTTGCTGCCTGGGTATTGCTGGTAGACATCGGACATCAGTTGCTTCCGGTCATTACCAGTATCGGTGTTAGCCAACATCGCCTGTACGATACCCAGCATGGCGGCGAAATCCGCTGGCTCTGCGGCTGGAGGTGGTGCTGCCGCTGCCGGAGGAGTAGCTGGAGCCGCTGCCGGGGGTGCCTCCGTAGGAGTAGCTGGTGGTGGACTAGCAGCCCCATCCATGTGGAACTTGACCGGCACCGGGATACCCCGGTTCTCCTGGGTAGTCCCGTCTCTGGCAGTCCGGGTCTTGGCACGGCCCGGAGGCAGGAAGGCGTTCCAGTCTGCCCACACCCCACTGAAAGCACTATTGATCTCCGCTGCTTTGCCGTCTCCGTCCATCAGTCTATTCCGGGGCAAGCCAGCGTCTTTGATAGACTTATCCATCAGGCAAGCGAAGTTACAACTCTCAGTCAACGGAGCACCAGTCAGGCGTTGGCCCTCATCTATAGGCCACGTCCGTTTCTTGTCCCCCACGCCGTAGAACTGCTCATATTTCTGTCCGTCTTCGGACTGGAGTGTAAACTTGGCGGCGGTCTGTTGGTCCTGGGTGCCGCCGTAATCGAAATCATCCACGAACACTACGGACTGGATGAAATATCTTCCCGGCAACGGGATCATAGCCGATGCCGAAAAATCCTCTGGTAGGTACGAAACAACCTGGGTTACCATTAGTTGTCCTCCTGATTAAATTGATCTCGCCTTGCATCTTGGGCTGCGTCCAAGAACTTCTCCCAGCATCCCAAACAGATGGGTTCTTTGTTGCCGGGAATATCAACCGGGGTCATCTGGACCTCCTCTGAACTTCCACAGAATTTGCAGTTCATACTTCACCTCCTTTCTAATATTTCGGGGACCATCTCAAGGCTCCCCATCACCCGCTGTTGGAACCAGTAGGGCGCGAACCCTTTATACTTGGGATAGAACCAGACCCAGTTATCATCTACCACGAATATCTCGCATCTATCCTCCTGGCTCCGGGTGCCTCTCCCTGCCTCCTGTACCACACTCTCCATAGCTAGGAACGCACCCCAATCACGGTCTTCTTTAGTCCTGGCCCTCATCAATGCGCCTCGACTGTCAGGCCAGGGGACTTTGCCGATAATGATATATTCACACTCGGTCCCAGGGAAATCCCAACCACTGGTGACTGATGGGCTGACCAATATAGCAGGTGCGGGGGATTTCTTAAACCTCTCCACCGTCGATACTAGGTCCTTGCTCCCATGCACGAACATGATATCCGAGTGCTCCGATAACCTCTGTAATAACTGCGCTCTCTGGTAGCTGACCGTGAAGACTATCCCCTTACGGCCCATCCTACCTTCGATTATCTGGTCGATCTTCCTGGCCCACCACACCATGTTCTCCGGGGGTGTCTTGGAATCCACCCGGATACTATGAAGGTGGTGGACAGGGGAATTCCCAGGATCAAACGGACTGGGAGCGTCTATCCAATGTGTCTCACGTTCTGGCACCCCCAGCTTCTCCATGCCTTTCCGGGTGAGAGTGGCTGACATGAGCAGGATCTTGTCGCCCTTGAACAGCCTGTGGTTGTATGTTCTAGGCCACAATGGACACAGTGAGATATTACTGGGAGTCACCTCCCTGATCCACTCTTCTTTGGCCCCGGCTATCTCCGTCATCCTCACATGGAGGCTCTTGATCTGGTGGTATTTCCGGAACGTGGCTGAAGACGGATTGGACATGGCCTCACCCTTCACCGTCTGCAACTCGGTCCACAACTCCGACGCTATCCTCTGGCTGGACAACTGCCACTCTTCCCAACTCCACTCCGGAGCGACTGTTGCCACCCCGAATCTATCTAAATCCTGATAGGTAAAACTAACAGTGAGGTGGCTCTCAAGTGCTCTCCCGGCAAGGTGTCCCTCGTCCATTATCACGAGCGGATATTCCTGGTTCTGGGATAACCCATCCCCGTAGTGGTTCTGCGCCAACCAGTAATGATAATTAGTGACAACCATCCTCGCGCCTTTAGCTTCTTCCAACGCACCGTAATATTCACACGATCCCTTCACCGGGCAGACCAATCCAGTATGACAACTGGCCCTATCCACAGTGAGCGGAGGACTGGCTATACAGGTGTAACTATTCTGGCCTTCTATCCGTTTCATACCTATGGACCTGCCATCCTCTAGTAACTGCCCCTGCAAACCCTTGGTGGCTGTCATATATACCACCTTGCCCCCGGACAACCACCCGCCTACCAGTGTGATGATAGACTTCCCGAATCCAGTAGGGACATTGGCGCAGAGGAACCGTTTATCCGACTGCAACCATTCCAGTATCTCTACGGCTATCTTCTCCTGGCCCGGAAACCATGAAGAGAATTTAGGGTTGTCTATTATCTGGCTTGGGGGTGGAAGCATCAGGCCAACTCCGGATGGTCTTCCCAGCCAACATCAGTCTTGGGATATGTGGGACGCTTGCCATGACGGTGATATACCATCTGGATACCCTGGACCATATCCGTTTTTATCTGTTGCCAGCCTTCTTCCCTGGCCTCGTCAGTACCTACCTGATTCGGGTCCAGCCAGTTATCGTATACATCCACATATACGGTTAGGGTGCGGTGCCATATGGGGTTCTCATCAATCAGCATCTTGCACAATGTCCTCTGGTAATAGACTGACTATCTCTTTCAAGTCTTTCTTCCCGTCCACTATCCCTATCAATGATCCGTACTGTCCAAGCACCTGCTTCTCGTATCTATTCCTCATAGACCCCTGGGGCATGGCATCCACAGCCCTCAATACTTTACCCACCGCTCTCTGGGCGTCATCTTTATCCCCGGCGTTCAGGTGTTCAGCGACTATCTCGGCAAGCTGGTCCACCACCCGCTGGAATAAAACTAATTCATGCTCCCTGTTCAGGCTCTGGATCAATGCTTCCAGGTAAGGGATATTGTTCTCCGCTGGTGACTGGGATGCCAACCACTCAGCGTGTCTATATAAAGAATGGCGCATCAGATCGGATATGGTCATGTAAGGCCAGCGTTTAGAATAGAATAATTCCTCGATCTCTCTTTTCAGTTCCGGGAGGCACCGGAAGGTTATCCTCTCCGATGCCCCTCTATGATTGTTGCTTGGTACTATGAATTGCTCTGGCATCTTCCCGTCACTTTAATGTCTAGGATCTGCCTACCTATATGTTCGGTGTAGGCTGGAGGTATGGCTTCACTCAATTCCCGTAGATTCATATCCCAATCCACTCCCATCGCCGCCCGTTTATCCTCCAGCGTGATGGACCCACCCTGATACCCGCCGCTGATGGATATGACCCGCAACGGGTTGACCCGGTTCCAGGCCGGTGGATATATGGCCGGGAAGTCTTGATGGCGGCACACGGGTATATCCAAGGGTTCGCTGGATTCAAACAACCTATGACGGCGGATCGGCAGACCGAAGCTAGACCCACATAACGTCAAGGCTCCCACCATCTCATGCTTGGCTGTGGGTACGTTCTCGATCACATAACACCAGCCCTTGGCATCCAGTACCCACCTCACGGCTGATATCCAGTTTATGTGATTGCCTCTGTGTTGTTTCTTCACGGCTTGCGAGAACCTTTGGCATGGGGGGCTGGCATGGATCACGTCGAATTCATGGCCGTGCGCCTGGAGATACATGAAAGCATCGTCTTGGATGAATCTGAACGGATACCTGGGTTGATGCTTATTGTCTATACCGACGATCTCATCGAATCCAGCACGGGAATATCCCATCGCCGCCCCGCCAGCCCCACAGAATAGATCCAGCAATCTCACGGTTCCGTCACCCAGGACTTGCCTGTGTTTATCCGGGTGATGGGGACAGGTATGAGCTTGTTTGTACCCTGCATTATGATCGTCCACTCGGTCAGGTAGGTCCATTCCCTCTCCAGGGCCATACCGTACTCCCTGGCCTCTTCCTCGGTGTCGAATTCCAGACCGTTCATAACCCAGTTCTTATCTGAGCGGGTTTTTATCCCTACTTTATACATCAGTTATCCTTATACCTCTTCTACATTGAATTCGCTGGAATCCATATCGTATTTCCATTTCCCCTTGAACGCCTTCTGGTCTACTTCTAGTGCGCCCTCCAGCATCTCGCCCCTCTCCTGGGCTTGTTCCTCGTTCCTGGCAGTAAAGGTGTAGACATGGGTGATGCTGACTGAATATTCTGCCATGACGCCTCCTTTATAGATATCCATCCTTAGAATCCACTCCCTCTCTCAGGGCCATCTCCACCAGCCTTCTTATAGCAGCACTCCTACTCATGGTCGCCCCAGGAAACATAGTCTCCACCGACGCACAATACTCATCTAACTGCGTCAATAACCCCTCTGGGAATATGATTCGGAGAACCTGTTTCTCGTCTTGGCCGGTAGTCATGTCACACACTATAGCATCTCTACCAAGGACTGTCAACCCCAATTTTGCCCCTCGCAGGTAGCCGTGGATGGACAGGTCGAAGAGCTAGAATCTGCCGGAGCTAATAGACTGTGTTCTAGGGCACAATAGATCCAGCAAAAATAAAAATAAAACGACCCCAGGGTGATGGATAACCCTGGAGCCGATTGAAAGAGGTGGAGTGTGATGGAGGTCTGCTACTTATATTATCACAGAACCACCTGTCTCAAGTCCTCTATGAAATCATCTATATGCTTGAGGCTGGCTCTTCTGGCTGCTTCATTCGCCTTATACGCCCGGTAGCACGATACACACCAACTGAACCCATTAACCAACTCCCAGGTCTTATGACTCTCCCCGCACCGGCTGCAATCCTTAACCATCGCCATGTCCGTTCCTCCGCTTGTGCAAGACTACCTTTAGATACCTGGCCCACCTCCGGACCGATTTAGATTGATCGTCTATGCCCACTATGTCCAATATTATCATGTTGGGCATCTCTTTCTTGATCCAGCTACCCAAGTCGTTATCCTGCTTCTCCAACTCCCAATATCTCTTGGATGGATATAAAGAACACCCAACATACCCGAACCCCTCACCGGATAACAGACCATATATATAGGACTGTCTATGTGGTTGGAGGTAGCTGTCTATCCGGTCTTGTCCACTTATCTTCCTGGTAAGATCCACGGTCTGTCCGA